CAAAGTCCGCAGGTGACATGATTTTCATGTTAAAGAAATGGAAAGAAAACGGATCAAAACAAGAATTCATCTTACAAAAATTCAAACCTGGTCTTGAAATGGCTGTTGCTGGTCATTTTGGTCCAGGTGGTTTTAACAAATATTTCTTAGAAGATTGGGAATTTAAAAAACATATGCCTGGTGATTTAGGTGTTAACACTGGAGAACAAGGCACAGTAATGCGGTATGTTGAAAATTCTAAACTTGCAGAAATGGTATTGATTCCAGTTGAAAAATACTTAAAAAGTATTGACTATACTGGTTTCATTGATGTTAACTGTATTATTGATGAAGAAGATGGTACTCCGTATCCATTAGAGTTTACATCACGGTGTGGATGGCCTTGCTGGAATATTCAACAAGCATTGCATGAGGGCGATCCAGCCGCTTGGATTTACGATTTGCTGATGGGTCATGATACTCAGCAAGTCAAAGTAGGTAAAGTCTGCGTAGGAGTCGTCCTGGCGCATGGATCGTACCCGTTGAATCTAAGAGAACCTAAAGAAGAAGAGGGATTCCCTGTTTACACGGATAAAGCGTTTGGTGACTATGCAAATATTCATCCTTGTGAAATCAGATTAGGTGAAGTACCCAAAGTTGTTGCAGGTCAAGTTATTGATGTTCCAGATTGGGTCACGGCAGGAACATATGTCTTGCAAACGACAGGAGTTTCTGATACAATAAAAGAAGCTAAAGAAAAGGCTTACGCTATTATGAAGAAAATTGAACTACCCAACAACGCACAATATAGAACCGACATTGGAGATAAAATTGAGAAAGACTTACCGAAATTACAGAACTTTGGCTTTGCTACAGGAATGAAATACGAATAAGTTTCTAAACTCACTATAGGGAGATAAAAATTAACATTTTTTTCCTTCACGATAATCCAAAAATCTGTGCTCAAATGCATGCCGATAAACACTCAATTAAAATGATTCTTGAATACGCTCAATTACTTTCTACTGCACATAGAGTATTAGACGGTATTCAACAAGAAGGTAAAACTAAAACAGGTAGAAAATCTAAGTACTGGATTTTACCTGATGATCGAGAAGATATGTTGTACTCTGCTACTCATATTCATCATCCATCTGCAATTTGGGTTAGACAAAATAAATCAAATTACATTTGGTTATCCAATCTTCTAGTCGAACTTTGTGAAGAATATACATATCGATATGGTAGAACACACAAAGTCGAAGAAACTGGTTTGTGTTATGTTTTGTTAAAAAATATACCAAAAAACATTAAAGAAGGTCAATTTACTGGTCCAACACCAGCAATGCCTGATGAATGTAAAGTACCTGGTGATTCTATTACTTCCTATAGAAAATACTATGTACAACACAAACGTCATCTAGCATCATGGCAAGGTAAAGTAAACTCTCGACCTGTTCCCGTTTGGTACACATGATATGGAGATTAAAATTGCCAACTTATTCATTTTTAAATACTGATACTAATGAAATTGAAGAACACAAATTTAGTTACACCAAACTAGAAGAATTCAAAAAGAACAATCCAAATCTACAAATGCATTTTACTGCTAAAGATTTTCCCGTCTATGGTGACGGAATGAGAATGAGTACTCCTGGTGTCGGACAACCAGATGCTCGATTTGAGCGTGAAGTTATTGGCCGAATGATTAAAAATGTACCAGGTAACAGAATCGCGCAATCGCATAAAACGAAAATGCCAAGGGAATGGTAAAAAATGAGAATACCATATCTCCTTGCTGTTAACCCTATTGTGGCTATTGATGGGTCAAAAACTAACATCATGAAAAATCCATATCCTAAAAAACACAATAAGGACATTTCTGATGCAAAGAAAAAAGAAAACGAGTCAACAAGAGGCGAAAAAACAGCATTTCTCCTTAAAGACTATCAATCCACTTACTCCAAACCAAGAAAAAACATTTCAACTGTATGATAAAGGTTCACATTTAGTTCTCTCAGGTTCAGCAGGTTCAGGTAAATCATTTCTAGCATTATATCTCGCATTAAACGAAATTCTTTCAGATGGATCATATTATAAAAAGATTATTATAATTAGATCCGCAGTACCATCAAGAGACTTAGGTTTCGTACCTGGTACACTGGAAGAAAAAGCAAAAATATATCAAGAACCTTATAAGCATATTGTTAATGAATTAGTTGGTAGAGGTGATGCATGGCAATTTTTAATTACAAAACAAATTATTGAATTTCAGACAACAAGTTTTCTCAGAGGGTTGACATTTAGAGATTCTATTGTTATATTTGATGAGTTCCAATCTGCAAATTTTGGTGAGTTAAATACTGTACTTACTCGAATCGGTGAAAACTGTAGATTTGTTTTATGTGGCGACTATGCACAGAACGATCTAGATGGTAAGAAAGAAAAAAGTGGTTTTTTAGATATTATGCAAATTTTAAAGAAAATTGATAACGTAGATTTAGTTTTCTTTACGATTGATGATATTGTTAGATCAGGCTTTGTGAAGGAATATTTGAAACAGAAACAACTATTAGGATTTTAAAATGTTTAATTATTGTCCACCGATGAAAATTGAGAATCTCAAGTCTTTTAATGAAGATGGTAAGAGATTCTATAGCACTCCAACTGGAGAGAAGTTACCTTCTGTCACTACAGTATTGGGTGCATTGAAAAAGAAAGAAATTATGGCATGGCGAAAACGGGTGGGCGAAGATGAAGCAAATAAAATTGCTAGGAAAGCATCGGGCCGTGGTACTAATGTACACACTTTATGTGAAAGGTATTTGAATAATGAAGACCTTGGCACCATTATGCCCGATGCTAAAGAAATGTTTTTTTCTATTAAATCCACATTAAATAGAATCAATAATATCCATTACCAAGAACAAAGTCTTTGGAGCATCGAACTCGGTCTTGCAGGTCGCGTTGACTGTATTGCCGAGTTCGATGGTATTCTATCTGTAATTGATTTTAAAACATCAAAACGCATTAAAGCAAAAAAAGATATTGATGATTACTTTTGGCAAACTACTGCATATGCAAAAATGTATGAAGAACTTGTTGGTAATCCAATCAACGATATCGTTATTATTATGGCAGTAGAGAATTCTGATCCTATTATTTTCAAAGAAAAAACGGATGATCACATCAATGGATTATTAAGCGCAATAGAGTTTTATAATAAATCTCTATGAGACTGATATTCAATTTAATGTCCCTGAATACAAATTCAGGAGGTTCTTACGTTATTTTAAAGCAAATGGAAGTGTTGAAACAAGCTGGTTTCAATGTTTGCGTAAACTATATGTCAGGAGTAGAAGATAACGCATGGAATAGTATAATTAATCAGAGATATGAGGTTGTTCATATGTTAAATATGAACTATACTGATATTGTGGTTGTTTCTGAAGAATTCATATTTTATGCGTATGAACTTATGCAAAATAATATAAAATTTGTAATACAAAATCAAGGTATTTCTGGATCTTTTAATTCGGTGAATAACTATAATGAACATATATTAGTGTATCAAAAAGCAATAGGAATATTAGTTAATTCATATGAAACTTTATTGGGCGTTCAAAAACTTTTTAATGTACCTGTAAATAAAATATTTACATATAGAATGGGAATAGATGATAAAATTTATTATCCAGATCAAAAATTTAATTCAATATGTTTTTTAACATCTAAAAATATTCATTTAGGATGCTTTTTTGAAACGTATATTAGAGGTAAATATCCAAATTGGAATTTAATTAGAATTGAAAATAATTCTAAAGAAGATGTTGCTAAAATTTTTAGAGCATCAAAATTGTTTTTAAATCTTCCTATACATGAAGGATTTGGTTTACCAGCACTTGAAGCTGCTTTTTCTGGTTGTAAAGTGGTGGGTTCACATGGTTATGGAGGTAAAGAGTTTTTTAGAGAACCAGTCCTCACTTCAGTCAATCATATGGATTATTTGGACTTTATGAATAAACTAGATAAAGTTATGGCAGATATTGATATATGGAGAAGTGAAGATATTGAATATGTAGATTATTTGAGAAATTTTTATAGTATGCAAAAATTCAAATCGAGTATTGTTGATTTTTTTAGCTCAATTACATCATATAAATAGTCTTTAATGGTAGTAAACTGATTTTTAGAAAGGTATTTCGGACGGGGAGGGCAGTTCTCCCCCGGGTCCACCATAAACATATTGTCTACTGGTAAATGAGATAATAATGCTCATAATAAAAGTTCCAAACAGTATGTTTATGATGGGCCCGAATTAGGTTCGACGGAGTAATAAGTACAATTATTGGCTACTCGACATATCAGTCGTTAAAAATAAATCAAGTAAACGCAAATGATAGCGAATACAGATTAGTGGCGTGATAACCACTTAGGGTTTCGGTAGGTTTCCTCGTAACAGAATAACCTACCATTTTGTTCTTTTTAAACACACACTCATCACACACAAGGAGAAATATATGAGTAAAACGCCTTTTGAACTTCGTATGGAACTTTTATCTATGGCAAAAGATTTGCTGGTTGATGAATATCATTCAAAAAATAGTTTTGCACAAGATCAATGGCATCGCCAATTGGAAATTGATAGAAGTGTACCAGCACCAACTGGTATAAAATATCCAAGTGAGGACGATGTTATTGCAAAAGCAAAGAAACTTAACGCTTTTATTTCTAATGAAATTTAAGCATTAAAAAGGTTTTTGGTAGTTTATCCAAAAAATTAAACTACCACTCTAAACTCTAGGAGAATAATGTGTTCACGGATTATACAACTTTGTTTATGTCAAGTGTCACAATCGAATTACAATTAGATGTAATACAACAAGTTAAGAAAAATTTAACGGATAGGATAATTAAAGATCCAATCTTAAATAAAAGCGCACATAATTTTATCAATTCTCAAACACAATTTGCTAAGATGTTGGTAAATAACTTTACAGACATTTCTAAATATTATGTTGATTCACAGACAAAATCTCTGTTTCCAAAATAACATAATTTTGTGATATAAATAAATCACACATAACAATATAAAATAAGAATCCATGGTAACAAGAACATCTATTAGTAATACTGAATTGATTTTTACATCTGTTGTTTCTGGAAGCAATGATTTTTCTGAAACCAGAGCTACGGGAAAAAATCACAATCGTGCTATATTTGGTTTTGGTTATAATGGTGCTGCTTCATACGTTTCTTTTATTAATTTAGTAAATGTTTTTGGTAATATTGCTACAGATACCAGTACTGCCGGTACTGCAAGATATTATTTAGCAGCAGCTGGATATGGTGGTGATAAAGCTATATTTGGTTTTGGTTACACAACAGGTTTAGTTAATATAATTAGTCGATTCTCTAATATAGGTGTTTATGTTGATGAACCTACTACTGCCGGTACTGCAAGATATTATTTAGCAGCAGCTGGATATGGTGGTGATAAAGCTATATTTGGATTTGGTTACGATGGTACTGGTGCTGTTAATATAATTAGTCGATTCTCTAATATAGGTGTTTATGTTGATGAACCTACTACTGCCGGTACTGCAAGATATTATTTAGCAGCAGCTGGATATGGTGGTGATAAAGCTATATTTGGTTTTGGTTACACAACAGGTTTAGTTAATACAATTAGTCGATTCTCTAATACAGGTGTTTATGTTGATGAACCTACTACTGCCAGTACTGCAAGAAGATATTTAG